AGTAAAAGGCGAGACCGTCCACACTTTCCCAATCAGTCTCGCCGAACTTGCTCAACTCAATGTCATTCTCGACACACTCAAGCGCTGTCTTTGCTTGCTCCAAAGAAAGCATGACCGTTGCAGTCCTCAACATCATGCCACCTCGCTTTCCAAGTTTTGCATCTGAGCCTGAGCCATCTCAAGCAACTCCTCTTGCGCTGTCTCAATCGCGCATTGGATCGCATCAAAGCAAACCCAATGGGCAACAGCGCAGGCAACGCCAGCGATTCCGCCACGCTCAAAAGCGTCTTCAACTCCGCCACAGTCTGAAACCATTTCTTCAGCACGGCTTACGACGCTTGAAGGCATGACAGAGCAAACCTGCAGAGCCATGCCGTAATAAATCACCCAATCCCAAGAATCCGCAGACTCATGAGCGAGATCATAAGACTCAATAGCCTCTAGCTGATCAATGTATTCCTGCCATGCTTCAAGCGTGTTGAGCTGCGGAGTGGCTGGCATGTACTCAAGCGCCTCAGATTTAGCGCGGGCCTGCAGGTTGCGATAGTTGATGTCCATTGGTGTTATCCTTGCTTGCTAGTTAGGCGCCAAGAGCGGCGCAAATGATAATGACGGCGGGATAGGTAAGAGCGGCAACAATGGCCATTCCCAAGATTTCGCGGATACGTCCAGGCATGTTTGAAGTCCTGTTATCTAGTTAGTTGGTCAGTGAGCCTTGGCCCTGGTCGCTTTGTAATGGGCAGACTTGGGGCCTGTCAACACAAAAGATTGCGTATGCGAAATGTCTTTACTCACTATTGCATCGGCCGTAATGATCTATCTAGCACTGTTGCTGTCTGCCGAACCACGCGCGGGGACATATTACATAATGTGTCTTATGCGATAATGTTGTGGAGTAATATCAATGACTTACAATTGCGCATTGTTCGTGCCTCATCGTGGCCAGCATGACAGGCGGCAAGGCGACGCGATGGCTTGTTGCTTGGCATCATGTCGCCATGCTTTCAATTTGTTTTGCGTTATCAATGGCTTGGCCGCTGCGCTGGTCGCAAATTTAAAGGCCGGCACCCCCCACCCCCCGCCAGACCGCCCGCCGTCTACTTCTGCGGTATAACGGGTCTACGAAACATCCACACACTGAGGCTGCCATGTCTTCCAAGAGCCAGAACATCGTTATCCCATACGCCCCTCGGCCATTGCAGCGTGACTTGCACGCGGCGATGGATGCCAAGCGGTGGGGTGTGGTTGTGTGTCACCGCCGATTTGGCAAGACGGTTTGGGCGATCAATCACATTTTGCGTGATGCGATCATGTCGCAGAAGTCGAATCCTCGGTATGCGTACATGGCGCCGACCTACAGGCAGGCGAAGAATGTTGCGTGGGATTATTTGAAGCAGTTTGCGGGCGCGATCCCTGGTGTGAAGTTTCACGAGACGGAATTGCGGTGTGACTTGCCGACGGGTGGTCGGATTAGCTTGCTCGGTGCTGAGAACCCCGACAGCCTAAGAGGCATTTACTTGGACGGCTGCGTGATGGACGAGGTTGCGCAGATGCCTGAGAATGTTTTCCCTGAGGTTATTCGACCGGCGCTGTCGGATCGGAAGGGTTGGGCTGTGTTTGTCGGCACGCCGAAGGGTCACAATGCGTTTTACGATTTGTATGAGCAGGCCAGCTCCAACGCGGATTGGCTGTGTGTTGTGAATAAGGCGAGTGAGACAGGCATTCTAGACGAAGAAGAATTGACGGCTGCGCAGCAGACGATGACGGATGACCAGTATCAGCAGGAGTTTGAGTGCAGTTGGAATGCGAACATTCCTGGTGCGATTTATGGGAAGGAGTTGGAGGCTGCGCAGGCTGGTGGTCGGATTTGCAAGGTTCCGTATGATCCTGCGCACAAGGTTGATACGTGGTGGGATTTGGGGGTTGGGGACAGCACGGCGGTTTGGTTTACGCAGACGGTTGGTCGTGCGGTACATGTGATTGATTTCTATGAGGCTCGGAACGAGGGGTTGCCGCATTATTGTGAGGTGTTGAACAAGCGGGGATATTTGTACGGGACACATAATGCGCCGCATGATATAGAGGTTCGGGAGTTAGGAAGTGGGAAGAGTAGGCGTGAGGTTGCCTGGGACTTGGGTTTGAACTTTCGGGTTGTGCCTAGGTTACCGATTGAGGATGGCATTCATGCGGCTCAGATGTTGATCCCGCGTTTGTGGTTTGACCGGGATCGGTGTAATGTTGGTTTGGAGGCATTGCGATCGTATCATCGTGCGTACAATGAGCGGACGCGGAGTTTTCGGGCGAATCCTGTGCATGATTGGACGAGTCATGCGTCTGATGCGTTTCGGTACTTTGCGGTTGGGTATAGAGAGGCTGGGCCTATGTTGAGGGCTCCACAACGGCAGGCGGAGATGGACTACGATCCGTTTGCATCAGAGGTGACGGGATGGCAATACGGGACATAGTGCGCGATATTGGTCGTGCTTTGGGTATGGGTGGTGGCAATGCCAGTGGTGCTGGCGGCACGACCCGATCGATCAGCCGGGACATTCAGGCTGCGCAGCAGCGGTCGTCGATGATCAGCCGCGATCGTGACCGTGATCGAGATCGTCCTGCGCCGCCGGTTGTTGAGCCTGTTGCTCCGCCACCGCCCCCACCTCCGGCTCCGCCGCCCGCGCCTGTTCCTGTACCGCCGCCACCGCCGGCTCCGATTGAGCCGTTGCTGCCACCGGCTCCACCGCCGAGTGCTGCGGCGCCTGCGGTTGAGGGTCCGGCGGCTGCTGAGGTTCCTGTTTCGTCTGGTCCTGGCACGACATCTGCGGCTGGTGGCCAGGCTGAGGCGGCATTGATTGCTGCGGCTGCGACGGGCGAGGCTGAGAAGGCGGTTGCTGAGACGGCGGCCAAGGGGCGTCGATCGGCTATTTTGACGAGTGCGCAGGGTTTGTTGGCTGAGGAAGAGCCGACGGGGCAGTTGCGTCGTCGTCGTTCGCTGATGGGCGGAGGGTTGATCAAATGATGAATGGCAAGATGATTGCTGGTTTGATGGGCAAGAAGTCGAACCAGGTTGCCAAGGGCATGTCGGCTTCTGTTGACGTAGATCCGCTGGAGCGTTTGAACCAGAAGATGGCTGGTCGGATGGAGGGCGGTGCGGTTAAGAAGAAGACGAAAGAGGACCGGGCGCGTCGGTCTTTGATGTCGAGCTATGGGAGCATGTGATGCAGGTTGATCCGCTGGTTGCGAAGCTTGATCGTCGTTATCAGGACTTGTCGAATTCCCGGTCTAACTGGGAGAAGCACTGGCAAGAGCTGGCGGATTACATGTTGCCGCGCAAGGCTGACATCACGAAGAAGCGTACTCAGGGCGACAAGCGCACTGAGTTGATTTTTGACGGCACGGCCATTCACGCGGTTGAGCTGTTGTCGGCTTCGTTGCATGGGATGATGACCAGCCCGAGTACGCCGTGGTTTTCCTTGCGGTATCGTAACCCTGGTTTGCAGCGCAATGACGCTGCGAATGAGTGGTTGGAGGTGTGCATCGACCAGATGTACCAAGCGTTTCATCGCTCGAACTTCCAGCAGGAAGTGCATGAGCTGTACTATGACTTGGTGGTGTTTGGCACGGGTGCCATTTACTTGGACATTGACGGCGACAATCTGCGGTTTGGCACTCGGCACATTGCCGAGATTTGCATTTCTGAGGATTCGCAGGGTCTTGTTGATACGGTGTATCGCAAGTTCAAGATGACGGCTCGGGCGATGATGCAGCAGTTTGGGGACAAGTTGCCCACTGGCGTGCTGAATGATGCCAAGAACGAGCCGTACAAGGAGCATGAGATTGTCCATGTGGTTTACCCGCGTGGTGAGACCAAGGGAAAGGTTGCGAAGAACAAGCCGATTGCGTCGGTTTATTATCACAAGGCGACCAAGGCGCTGTTGTCTGAGAGCGGGTTTGACGAATTCCCGTTCATGGTGCCTCGGTTTGTGAAGGATTCGGTTTCGACGTATGGCCGATCGCCCGCCATGACGGCGCTGCCGGACGTGAAGATGCTGAACAAGATGTCGGAGACGACGATCCGTGCGGCTCAGAAGCAGGTAGATCCGCCTTTGATGGCGCCGGATGATGGGTTCATGCTGCCGATCCGCACGACGCCTGGATCGTTGAACTTCTACCGGGCTGGCACCCGCGATCGGATTGAGCCTTTGCAGATTGGCGCGAACAATCCGCTGGGTTTGAACATGGAAGAGCAGCGCCGGATGGCTATTCGCCAGGCGTTTTATGTGGATCAGTTGCTGTTGGCGCAGGGTTCGGCGATGACGGCGACCGAGGTGTTGCAACGGAATGAAGAGAAGATGCGGTTGCTCGGGCCGGTTCTGGGCCGTTTGCAATCGGAGCTGCTGCAGCCTCTGATCTCTCGTGCCTTTGCACTGCTCCTCCGGGCGGGCCTTCTCCCCCCGGCCCCGGAGGAGCTACAAGGTCAGGACATCGACATTGAGTATGTGTCGCCGCTGGCGAAGGCTCAGAAGTTGACTGATCTGCAGTCAATGCTGCGCGGGTTTGAGGTAATGATGCAGGTGGCCGAGATCGCGCCTGTGATGGATTACTTGGATGCCGACAAGCTGGTGCAGTATCTGGTCGAGGTGACGGGCATCCCGGCGCGGGTTATCCGATCGGATGAAGAGGTTGCCCGTATTCGCCGGCAGGCTCAGCAGGCGCAGCAACAGCAGGCGCAGATGCAGCAGGACATGATGGAGAGCGAGCAGGCCAAGAACGTGGCGCCGCTCGTCAAGGCTGTCGGTGGTCTTCCTGGGGGTATGGCATGAAGCAGATCGACGATTTGAAGCTGGCGTATCGTCGA